GGGGCGAGGCGATCGGCCGGGCCTTCGCGGCCTCCCTCACGCTCGGCGCCGGACAGTTCTGCACCAATCCCGGCCTGATCCTGGCAATGCCCGGCCCCGGCCTCGACGCGTTCCTGGCCTCGGCCACGGCCGCCCTGCGCGAGAGCCCGGCCGCGACCATGCTGACCCCCGGGATCCACCGCGCCTATTGCGACAGCGTCGCGCGGCTCGCCGGCCACGCCGCCGTCACGCGCCTCGCCGAAGGGCCCGAAGGTTCCGCGAACCAGGGCCGGGCGGCCCTGTTCGCCACCGATGCGGACGCCTTCGTGTCGGAGCCGGAACTGCAGGAGGAGATGTTCGGCGCCGCGGCCCTGGTGGTGCGCTGCCCCGACCTCGCGGCGATGCGGAAGGTCTTGGAGCATCTCGAAGGCCAGCTCACCGCCTCCCTGCACATCGCCCCTGAGGACCATGCGGCCGTGCGGGACCTGCTGCCGCTGCTGGAGCGCCGGGTCGGGCGCATCCTGGTCGACGGCTTCGGCACCGGGGTCGAGGTTGCGCACGCCATGGTCCATGGCGGGCCGTATCCGGCGACCTCCGACGGACGTACGACCTCGGTGGGCAGCCTCGCGATCGACCGCTTCCTGCGGCCGGTGAGCTACCAGGACTTCCCCGACGCCCTGCTCCCCGAGGCCCTTCAGGAGGCCAATCCCCTCGACCTGCCCCGCCGGATCGACGGCACCCTCGAACGCCGCTGACAAGACCCGGCGCGCGGAACCCGGCGCAGGCCGTCCACATCCGCGCGCCGTCGGCTTAAACGGTGCCCCTCGAACCCCATCGACCGCTTGCCAGGCCTGGGCTGCGCGTCTAGACAGCCCCGGCACATGGTGGGGCGTCGCCAAGTGGTAAGGCAGCGGTTTTTGGTACCGCCATTCCCAGGTTCGAATCCTGGCGCCCCAGCCAAATTTCTGTTTCCGCTTTAAAATCAGTAGCTTAACGGAAATCGAAACTCTGAAAATCGGCCTCAGCCGTAACAGTCAGACGAGTGCCACAGCCGGTGTGGATAAGTCCCGGCGGGGTGCGCCGGGGCTAGGTCTCAGAAGTTCCCTTCGTGGGCAGCCGCCACGGCTGCGTTCAGCGTGTCGCTCTTGTCGAGCTTCGGGAGCGGATGATGAGTGATCCACTCAACTCGGCTGGCACATGGCGAGTAGCTGACCACACAGCGGCCGAGCACCGGGTGCCAACCGAGGGTCACGTCCTCCGGGCCATTTATTCGGCGTTCCTCAATCAATAGGCCGCCCCACAGGTCGGCGTGCAGCACGTCAACAGGCATCGTCATTACGTTCATTGTGATTCCCAAGCCGGTCGGGTTCGCGTCGTGCGGCTTCTCTGCCGGCGAGGGCTGTATGAGTCCGACGAGCCGAGGCATCAACGGATAAATATTCTATAGATCAATGATTTAGTAAGTCAGCACTGACTTACCTGCGCCGGGTCGCCCGGCGTTCCTTGACTCACGTCGATCATGGATTGCACGGTGTTTAAGTGAGCACTGACTTACCTGCGCCCGATCGCCCGGCGTTCTTCAGCGTGCAGTCGCTTAGCATCCGCGGTGAGCCCCCGGCTCCAAGTCGCGATGCGCACCGGTGCGTCAGGCTCCAGGCCGGCAGCCTCCCGGAGATGGCGCCGGGTCTGCCCCTGGCGCCACAGGGGATAGGCGGCCCAGGCGTCGGGTGTGCGCTGTGGCCCAACGTCGAGTTGATGCTCACGACCTGCCGTGGCGCCCCATTCACCCCCGGCCTTGGCGAGGGCGCGCTCGATCGCCGGAAGCAGCTCGGGGTTGGCGACGAACAACCCACCGTGGATGTGCAGCCGGCCAGCCGGTGTGGTCTCAAGAACGAGCCATAGCGGCACAGACGCGCTCGCGAGAGCTGGCTCCCTGGCGAGGCAGCTATTCACCCTGCGCCACAGGTGGTCGAGGGGCCGGCCGTTGTCGTTCGCGGCCTTCTCCACGTCCGGCGCGAGGTTCAGGGTCCAGGCGAAGGCGTCGCCCTGATGTGCCCCGGCCCGGTTCACATAGTCGAGCTTCGTCAGTTCCCCGGCCTCATCCCAGGAAGCCATGAGCCGCGCCCGGGACTTCCTGCCCTTTGTCTTGGCTAGGGCGTTGGGCGTCTTGGCCTGTGTGGGAGACGTAGAAGGATTGAGGTCGGTAGGGGCGTTGGGGTCTGAAGGGTCTGGAAGGTCTGAGGGTGTGTTGAGGTTGGAAGGGGTGGAGCTGGGGTTTTGCGCTAAAGGGGCAGCGAGCGGAGATGTCGCAGAGGTGACGCGCGATCTGCGGTAAGCCATTCGCGCGACTCGGTTTTCAAGATCGCGTGCCTGTGACTTCCGAGCCCGTGCCGGGCGCTGCCGTGTGACTGTTTCCTGCTTTAAGCCCGGAGCCTGCATAGGGATTGAGAGCGGTGCCGTGGGCTCCTCGACGGGGTTGCCGTCGAGATCCGTTACGACGGGCGCCGGTCGGTGCGCCAAGTCGAACGGGAGATCCGCAAGCAGCGCGTCAAGCTCGGCGTCGATTGCTCCCGTGCCGGGAGCGGGCTCGACATCGGCCGGCGCGGCCTCGTCAAGGGTCGCAAGCAGAGCATCAAGCTCGGCGTCGTCGTTAGCGGGCGTCAGTTGAGTAGAAGACAGATCGAGCGCCCGCATGGCATGCCATGTTTCGCGGTTTCGTGCCTTTATATCCGCTATTTTTGCTTGCACCCGTGCGAGCATGTGCTTATAGAAACCTCATTCTGTCCTTAGCAGGGGTAGAGACAAAGGTTGGGCCGCCCGTGGTGACACTAGGGCGGCCCTTTTTTGTTATGCAGCGTCGGCGACTGCGCTACCTGCTACCGCCCGAAGCTGTCGAGCGAGGTCGCGGGCGAATGCCACCGTGACGACACCCTCAAGGCGGGTCTTAGGGTTGTTGAGGCCGCCATACAGCTTGATCCCAGTGCCGACATTGGTAGCCGCCCAGTGGCCGGTCCGGTCGGAGATGCTGCGCGCTTCTGTGTCATCGCCCGGTGCGATCTGCGCGAGGATGTCGCTGTAATGCTCGGCCGTCTGGCGCGTCATGGGCGGGAGGTCCCCCTCGGGCGTCGACAGGATGACGAAGGGGCCGTGCCCCTCGGTGTCGAGGTTGAGCTCAAGGCGGACACGGAAGCCAGGCACCTCGTCGTCGAGCTCGCCAGCCTCGATCGCCTTGCGCACGAAATCATGGATCACGGCTACCATGCTGGTCCCGCGCTTGCTCGCGAGCGCCTTCAACTGCGTGTGCAGGGGAGTGGGGATCTTCAACATCTGGCTCACGGTCGACTCCTACAGGTTGACTGGTAAACCAGTATACCTGTTATCGCGCTCCGCAGCAAGCCTCATGCGCGCGAGGCGAACTCCGTTCGTATAATGCCATGTATAGAGCCCATAACCGGGAACGTGCGTAGTGCTCGCAGGCATTCGCGCAGGCTCCGCCGCGGGCGCAGATAGAGCATCAGTCAAACGGGCCTGTGCGGGCTCCCATGAGCGCAGGCCTCGTCTTGCAACTACTTAGACTTGCCGCTTCAGTTCGCCACCTCCCTGTCAGTCCTATCGCGACACATGCTAACAGGTGAGCCCCCTAAGCCTCAGCCGTCGTCACAATTCGTCAATCTAAATCCCGCTTTCCGCGAGCATATAACATATTTGCTAACTTTATCATCTATGTTCTGGTTGTCACACTGGGGGAAAAAATGGAAGATTACGAAATTGCCCGGTCTAAACTTCTTGACTCAATGAAGACCACCGTAAGATCTAGATTTAAGGCCCACAGACGGCTCATATTATCAGACCAAAAACTCACCCAAACTATCGCACTAAGTTCATGTGTCGTTATAATTGCATCTTTCATAACTTATATCCTTAAAAGTCCTCCTATAATCGCGGATATGATCAACTTATTATCAGCGTGTTTGTCGTTAGTGATCCTAATTGCGTCACTTCTACAATACTCAAGCCAAAATGCTACCATTGCCGAACAACATCACCGATCGGCGCTGGAAATTAACGGCCTACTCCGAGAGCATGAGACGAACAACAACATAACTGATTTGGACTACGAAAAGCTTTGCAAAGATTATGAATTTGTATTGCACAAATACAGCGTCAATCACGAAGAAATAGACTATCACAATGTTCTCATTGAACGCCGGCACGAAAATCAATGGCTAACTGACGATGTCGTCAAAGAATATAAAAAAGACGAACTCTTGGAAAACTGGAAAAGAAATAGCTGGTTGGGGGTGGTAGCGCTCATATTTCTGGTGATATTTGGTTTCGCTACCATTGGCCCAAGTTTTGTTGAAAAAATCTCTACTCAGGAGGGGTGTTCAAGAGTTGAGCATGTTCCCCGGCCTTAGAGCCTGAGCGATCTCCCGCTGCACAATACCGCGGAGCGCAGTCATCGTCTCGGTCGCCGTCTGTCGCGCCAAGTCGGTGTTCTGGTCGGGCGTGCCACCCGAGGCGTTGACCTGGATGGTGGGCGCGATCATCACCGTCCGGGCGCCGGCCACTGCACCTGAGCCACCTACGGCCGGCGATGGGAGCGACGGCGCACCGACGAGGCCGCCGTTCGCGTAGCCCCGGCGCAGGGCCTCGAGGTTCCCGACACCGACACGGCGCACCACGTCGGCCGGAATGACATACTCGCCGCGGTGAACGATCCCTGCCGGCTCATACTTCCCGCCCTCGCCCGTGTAGCCGCCATCAGCGAAGCCCAGGAGCGAGCCCAGGCTGGCGAGGATACCACCGCCCGAGGAGCCGCCGGAGAGGCCGCCGAACAACGAGGAGATCAAGCTCTCGGAGAGCTTGTTGATGAGCACGTCGGCGATGCGGAGCAACTGATTGCGCAGGGCGTCCGCCGCGCTGGCACCCCGGAGCATGTCAGAGGCGAAGCTCGACAAGGCGCCGGTCGCCACGTTCTTCGTCTCGGCCAAGGTCGCGTTCAACTGCGCGGTGGCAGTGGCTGCCTTGCCGGCGTCCGACGCCAGGTCAAAGCCGTAGCCCCGGGCCGTGGCGCGGGCGCTGTTCTCGGCGTAGGTGCGGCCGAGGGCGGCACTGGCCTCAGCCATGTCGGTGTCGAAGCGGGAGCTTAGTCCAGACTGAGCCGCCTTCGACCGCGCCTCAGCGAGCACCAACACTTCGGCGCGCTGGGCTGCCAGGGCCGGGGTGAGCTTGTCGGAGCTCGCCTTGATGAGGTCGGAGGCGGTAGCGAACCGCTTGCCGAGTTCCCCGCCCTTCTCCCGGTCGGCGTCAAGCTGCTCCTGCACGGCCTTCAGCCTCTCGGCCGCGGCCGTCGACTTGTTGTAGGCCTCGGCCTCGGCCCGGAGCGCCGTCACGCGCTCACCCTGCGCCTTGCCGGACGCACTACCCCGCTGGGCGCGGCGTTCGGCATAGTCCAGGATGTCCTGCACGGACGCGCTGCCGCGCTTAAACACCTCTGGGTTCGCTGCCGCGGCTTCGGGCAGGATACCGGCCGCATTCGCGGATGGGTCGGCCCGGAGCATCTTGATCGCCCCACCCGATCCCAGGAAGTGCGCCAGGTTGAGGTTCGCCGATGTGCCGGTGAACCCGGCCCGCTCAAGCGCCACCGTGTTCTCGCGGGCGTATTCCTCGATTAGCCGGAGGCTCTTCTCCCGGTTCGTCCGGAGCGCAAGGATCGCCTCGTCGCTCAGACCGGCGGCCTCGTCGGAGAACACCCGCTTGAACAGCGCGAGCCAGGTTGAGGAGATGAACTGCCCTAGGCCGGTGGCCGAAGAGTTGGGGTTCCGCGCGTTCGTGTTCCCACCGGACTCGGCGGCAACAACACCGGCCGCATAGTCGGACGGGATCACGGCGCTCTCACGGGCGCGCACATCCGCCTCGACGCGGTAGGCGCCTACCTCGGCGCGCCGGGCCTGTTCCAGGCTCGCCACCCGCGCGGCAGTGGTCGCGGTGTCGCCGGCTTGCCGGGCAAGCCGGATCTGCTCGTCATACTTCTCGTTGATGGCGGCCAACCCCTTCCGGTAGCTATCCAGGCCCGCGGTCGCGCCCGCGAAATTGGCCTGCCGGAGCGCCTGCGCCGCGGCCTGGCCGCCGGCCTGGTAGTCCTCCTTCAAGGTCTCGAGCCGCTTGCCGAGCTCGGCGTAGGAGGTGCGGGCCTTGTCGGCATCCTCGAGCTTGGCGACTGCGGCCGGGTCCTCGAGCATCTGCGCGAGGGTCTTGTAGCGGTCCTCGAGCGCGCTGATCGCCTCGGCCTCGTCGTTAAGGGCGCGCACGATCTCGCCGGCCATCTTCGACGCCTCGCGGGCGCGGGCGTCCTCCGCCTCGGCCTTTCGGCGCCGCTCCTCGGCCGCGATTACCTCCTCGGTCTTCTTGATCTGCTCGTCGAGGCCCTTCGTGTCCGGCTGGTATGTCGGCACGAGCGACTTGATGGCCTTGTCGTCCAGGCCGCTTTTACGGAGCTCGGCGACGTAATCAGCCTCGCTCCCGTCCCGCTGGACGCGAAGCTGAGCCAGACGTTCGGCTGGGGATGGACCGGTGACGGCGCGGTCGATGGCGCGGCCAACGCTGTTCAGGGCGCCATCCGCCCCATCCTTCACGGCGGTCCAGGCCTTCGCCCATACCGACGTGGCCTCGGCCGCCTTCAGGAGCTCCGGGCGCACCGCGGCGACGAGGGCGCCGATCGCCTTCTGCCGGTCGCCCTGCTGCACGAGGCTGCGGATATACTGGCGCGTGCGATCGTCGAGCATCCCGAGCCGGGCGTCGAGCTTGTCCGCCCCGCCCGCGAGGTCGCCCCCGAAGATGGCCGCGAGTTCCTTCCCGGCCTCGGTCACGTCCTTCCCGAACAGCTTGCCGTAGCCCTTCGCCAGGGTGCCTACGTCCGTGATGTTGTCGGCCGTGACCTTCCCCGTGGCCGCAAGCGCCGTCGCGATCTCCCGGGCCGACGTGGTGCTGATACCGGAGGTGCGGGCGATCTCCTCGCCTAGGCCCGCAATCTGGCCGGCCGTAACGCCGGAGGCCCGGCCGATGCCGGTGAGCGCAATCTCGGTAGCGAGCCGTTCCTCGGTGTAGCGACTGAAGGCGTAGGCCATGCCGACACCGACCGCGGCGATGGCGCCCGCGGCGACCGCGGCCGGGCTCACGAGCGCCTTCAGGCCGTTCCCGACACCGCCGAGGAGGCCCATCACTCCGTCCTCACCGATCGCACTGGCGACCTGGCCGGCCTGCTGGGTGAGCACCGTCAACGGAGACTGGCCGGCCGAGAGCGACCCGAAGGCGTCGGTAGCCGCGGCCTTCAGGATCACGAACTGCTGGGTGGTGAGCCGGGCGCCCTTCTCGAGGTCCGCCGTGTCCAAGGTCGGCCCCTTCACCCGGCGCCCCGCACGCGCGAACTGAGCCTCAACGGCATCGGCCGAACGCTTGCTCCGGGCTTCGATCGCGCCGAAGTTGTCGTTGGCGGTGCGAGCCGCCTTCTTCATGTTTTTCTCGAAGTCGTTGACCCTCGCCTCGAGGAGCACGACAAGCTGTTCTGCGGTCTCGGCCACCACTATCCCCTTACCAAACCTCAAGCCCGTTCGGGCGTGCGTTCGCGTTCTCGTAAATCGACTTGCCGGTCTCACCGTATTCAGCGCGTCCGACGGCCATGACGGCGGCCACAACCGGATCAATCTTGTCCCGGGACTTGCGCTTGTTGGGCTTCAGGTTGCCGGCCGGGTCGGCATCGGCGATCACGTTGCCGACGCACCACCGGAGGAGCGGATTGCCGCCGTGCCGGAGACGCCGACCGCCCACAGCCCGCTCAAAGGCGCGCATGGGTTCGGCCATGCTGACGAAGCCCTGGCGATGCGCAAACACCGGCAAGCCCTCGTCGCCGAGCCGCTGCATCATGTGCGAGGCCGACCACGGGTCGAAGCACACCTCGGCCACGTCGAAGCGCTGGCATAGGTCGCGCACCGCGGCCTCAACCTGCGGGTAGTCGGTGACGGCCCCAGGTGAGGGTGTGAGATGGCCGGCGTCCACCCACTGCCGGTAAGGCACGTCCGCTCGAGCGGCGATCGTCTCCTCAGGCGCGAAGGTCCAAGTGTAGAGGCTGAAACCCCCGTCCGGATCACGGAAGGCGGCCACGATTGCGGTGAGGTCGTCAGTGCGGCCGAGGTCGACACCCAACCAACACGTCTCTCCCGTGCGCTCGTCGAGGTCGACGAGGCCGGCGGCGCCCGCATCCCAGGTCGCTAGGTCCAGCCATGGGGTGTCGTAGCTCTCGAGCCAGATGCCGAGGTGGTCATTCTTCAGCTTCGCCAGCATAGGCGGGCGGCTGGCCGCCTCCCGGGCGAACTGCCGGAGCATCGTCAGGTTCGGGTAGCCGCGGGCCAGGCCCGGGTTCGCCCGGTGCCAAACCGTTTCGTCGGTCGGGTCGGCGTCGGCCGGGTTCTCGAAAAGGATGGGGAGCGTGCCCTCGTCGTCCACCTCCCCGCGGGCGACCTGGCGCGCGTAGCCGAACACCTCGGCCGCGATCCCCTCGGCGCCGCGTCCAGCCTGCGAGATGGTGAAGCTCAAGGTGTTGTCGGACTTCGACAGACCAGTGCGCAACACGTCATAGAGATCGCGCCTCTTCCACGCGTGGATCTCGTCGAAGACCACGAAGACCGGAGTGCGGCCGTTCTGCGCCGCGGCGTCAGAGCTCACGGCCTTCAGTGTCGCCCGGCTGCGCAGGTGGACCACCTCGCTCTTGTTGTTGCGCACCCGCACGGCCGCGGCGAGCTTCCGGTGCGCGGCGACGAGGCCGGTGGCCTCCTCGAACCCAATGCGGGCCTGCTCGCGGTCGTGGGCGGCATTCACGACCTGGCCGCCATGGACTCGGAAGCCGCCGTGGACCGTCATGAGGAGCGCCAGGGCGGCGGCCAGGCTGGTCTTCCGGGCGCCGCGGGAGACGAGCATCACCACGTTCTTCACCCGACGCGTGCCATCCGCGAGCGTGTCACCGAAAACCCGGCGAACGATGCGCTCCTGCCAGTGGTCGAGCTCGAATGGTCGGCCGGTCTTCGGGTGCTGGAGCGCGCGCAGGAACAGCACGGCCGCCTCACCCTTCCCATGCGGGTCGGGGAGCGGGGACGTGTCGAAGACCCAACTCGGATAGATGTCGGCGGTCATGCGAGGCCGAGGGCGTCCCCCTCGTCGTCGCGGTCGTCATCGCGGATGGACGGCCGGGAGCGCGATACGGGCGTGAGGCCGAGCTCAGCGGCCAGGCGCAGGGCCAGGCCCATCGCCTCGTTCATCACGCCCACGGCTGGGTGCCGCTTCGGGCCGGACGCGCCCATGAATGTCAGGCCCTCGGCCGCGATCACGCGCCGAGCCTCACGCACCGTGCCGATAGCAATGGCGTAGCTCTCGAGGGTGCCGAGGTCGGCATCCGTCAGGATGTGGCGCGCGACGAGGAGCGGGGCGACACGGCGCCACTCGGCCTTCGCCTCCTTCGACAGGATCGCGGGCGCGCGTGGGACCGCGGCCATCCCATTCGGGTCGGCGGCCAGGTGTGGCTTCGTTCCCCTCACAGCCGCACCGTGCGGGTGCGCAGGTCCAAGCCGTTGCGCCGGCCGAGCTCGATCACCTCGACGAGCTCAAGGGCCTGCCCATGGTAGACGAGCCGGTCGGCCGTGGTGACGCCGGGGATGTAGCGGGTGCGGAACACCGCCTCGCCCTCCTCGACCTGGCCGTAGGCACGCACCAGCTCGCGCGACCCGGCCTCGAGGCGCTGCGCGCGCAGGGTCGCCACCGTCGCCCAGGTCTCAGCCTCAGCACCGTAGTCGTCGACCCTGCGCGACAGGCGCTCAAGGGTGACGATGCGGTCCAGCTTCCAGGCGGTGATGTTCACGGCAGGGGCTCCTGGATCAACGCTTCAAGGGTGACGACGGCGTGAGTGGTCTGGCCGTCCGGATCACGGAGATAGCGGGTGCTGCCGTGCTTCAGGTCGAGTAGCCGGCCGGTGTCGAGCAGGAGGTCGACACCGTGCAGGGCCTTCCGGATCGCGCCGGCAATGGCCTTCGCGCGGGTGGTCCCGGCGGACCGATCCCAGACATGCAGGGTCGAGAAGACCCGGAGGTGCCGGCGCTCGAGCGTGATCTCGGCGTCGAGTTCCTGATCCTCGCCCAGTAGGATGGACGGGAAGGCCGCGGGCGTGCCGTGCCGGTCGACGATCTGGGCTGCCGACACAAGGCTGAGCACGGCCGGTGAGGCGACGAGGCGCCCGCGGACGGCCTTCTGCAGGGCGAGGGCGGCACTCATGACTGCCATCCCTCGCGCACAGCCTTGCCAAGGGCGCGCTTAGTGCGGTTCGTCAGCCGCCGCTTCAGGAGCCGGTAGGCCGGCCAGAAGAATGGGTGTGCCGGGGCCTCGGTGGTCCCGTATTCCTGCAAGTGCGCATAGCGAACGTCGACGTTGCCGGCTGTGATCGCGACGGCGCCGACTGGCACCGTGTGCGAGCCGCCAGGCTGTGAGTAGGCTGGGGTGGACTGGCCGCCCGGCGTCATCACAATCGACCGCTCGAGCGCGCCCGTGTCCTTCGGGGCGAGGTGGCGCATCATGCCGACGAGTTCGTTCCCGGACTTCTCCAAAGCAGGCGCGACGGCCTCGCGGACCTTGGCCGGGATGCGCTCCTCAAGCTTCTTGGTGAGCCGGTCCAACTGCGGGGAGCGGGCCATCAGAACGCCCACGCACGGTAGGGGCGTAGGAGATCACCCACGTCGGCCGGGGTGCCGTCATAGAGCCAGGCACAGGCCATGAGCACAGCCTCGCGCACCGGGTCCGGCACCTTCCCGTCGACCGCGATCGACCGACCGAGGTAGTCGGCGATGTGGGCCTCGGCCGCGGCGAGCTTCTGCGCGATCAACGCGTCGTCAGCGCCGTCTGTGATGCGAAGGTGAGCCTTCACCTCCTCAATAGTAACTGCACTCATACGATTTCATCCGTTGATTTCTGCTAGCAAAAATTATCTCAATTCCCGGGGCTCGTGAGGATGACTCCCCCCGCCGGTCCCCCTCCGTGCCTTCTAGGGTCGGCCTACCCCCCCCTGCCGGTAAGTCAGTGATGACTGATCTCAGGCGGCCACCTCGAGCTTGAGGTGGCAACTGCGCTGGCCGGCGACGTTCTCAGTGGTGAGGGCACGCTCGATCGTCCAAGCCGGGCTCTCAAGCCTCACGCGCAACGTGCTTTCGGTGATGCCAAGGCGGTCGGCCCACTGCTTCACAGTCAGGCTTTCGTCATTGAAGGTGATGAGCTTAGGCTTGATCCCGTGGCACGCAGGGTCGCGCACTTCGACAAGGGCACGCTCGAGCGGCCAGCCCTTTGACAGGCGGTTGTGCAGGGCCGTGCGGGTGATGCCGACGCGAGCAGCCCATTCCGGTATCGTCAGGGACAAACCGTTGAAGTCGAGCCGCTGCATCGGTCGAGGTGGCGCAGGCTTGTTCATGTTCACGCGCGGCCGGAGCCGGCGGCTCATGGGTGCTGGCGTCGGTGTAGGCTTCGGGATCTTGGGTGCAGCCGGCGCCTTCTTCGACTTCTCACCGCGTGGGATGCCGGCGGCAACACGCGCGTCCTCCTCGGCGATGTAAGCGAGTGCTGAACGGCGGACCTGGCTGGGTTCATAGTCCGCGAGGCCGCACACCTCGTCGAAGTCGTCGCTGGGCTCGGCGAGCCACGCGCGGGCACGGTCGCGGTTGTTGCAGCGGAAGGCGTCCTTCGCTTCCGACACGGCATCGGCCACGGCCTGCTGAAGCACGGCACGCCAGAGATCGCGGCGGCTGTTCGGGGTGTCGGGCATCAGAGGGCAAAGCTCTGACGGAACACGGCAGTGAAGGCGCACAAGCCGGCGGCGGCGTCCTCACGGTTCCACTCCTCGCACTTCACCTTGACCGCAGCCGGGGTGTTCGCATGCTGGTAGAGGAACGGGGTGTCGCCACCCTTGGCTTCGAGGAACTCCTCGATAGCGTCGGCCTGGCCCTGTGTGAGCACGTCCCACCGCAGGCTGAAGACCTTGCGGATGTGGTTGATGCCGTTGCGCGCGGTCTGTGTGTATCCGTCGCCGAACTCGGCCTTCAGGATGTTGAGCTCCGGCTTCCGGGACGTGCCGGGCGAAGGCGCAACGGGCGGGTAGAAGATTTCGACGGCCATCACTACTGGTCCATTCTGCATACCACCCCACAATTTAGGGATGGACAGGGTCTCAAAAACAGGAATACTCTGGCGCAGACATTGAGGATAATGACATGCGTCCGCAGGATATGCTTACACTCAGAGAATACATTCTTATGGGTCAGCTTAGGGGCGGCCCTCAGCGCGAGTTTAATGATGAGCCTGCGATTGGCCTTCGCGAGAGGGGCTACGCGGCGGTCGACCCGAAGACGAATAGGCTCGTCATTACCGATGAGGGCCGGAAAGTCGGTCGCATCGTGCGGCGTGCTCACTAAGCTCACGGCTGCTTCTCCTCGGCCTGCAAGGGGCCGTTGTGACAGGGGGCGCACGCGGGCGCCCAGAGACGCCGGTTCCAAAACAGGGTCTTGTCGCCGCGGTGCGGGGTGGTGTGGTGGACGACGGTCGCCGGGGCGCCGCACCCGACACACGCCGGGTGCTTCGCCAGGAAGCCGGCACGGGCGCGCTGCCAGGCGACGCTGTAGCCGCGTTCACGGGCGGTCGGCCGGTTGGCTTCCGCGCGGGCGCGACGGGCAGCCTCAGCCTTCTCCTGGCATGAGCACATGCCGCCGCCGGGCACCCGGTGGCCGCACGCACAGATACGGGCGGGGCGAGCCGGCATCAGGCGGCCCTCGCGCCCGGGAGGGTCGCAAGGTGGCCCATCAGGGCTGTGAACTTGTCGTCGAGGCTGGCCGCCGACTTGGGCTTGCCGGTCTCCTCACCGCTGCCGAACACGGCGCGTAGGAGGTCGAGCCGCCCCTCATACGCCTGCCGGATCTCGCCCGGGGATGCCGCCCAGGTCTGAGCCGGGGTCCAACCGAGCCAGCCGGTCGCCAAGCGGTAGAGCCGGCCGTGAACCTCGGCGAAGGTGATCCGGGCGTCAGCATCGCTCACGCCAGCCGGGTCGTCATCGGTGTCAGGGTCGAAGCCCATCAGGCCGAGCACGAGCACCTGAAGCGCCGGCACGAGCGGGGTGAGACGCCAGCCGAGGCCCGGGGTCACGAGGAGGTCCGGGGCGTTCGTGGGCGCCATGGCGCACTCGCGAATGAGATCCGCGATCACCGTGACGCTCGCCTCGTCGAGCGCGCGCAGGACAGCCGGGAAGCCGCCGTGCCGGCGCTCGAGGCGCGCTGCCGCCCGGAGCGAGGGGCGCAGGTGGATGCGCTCCCCGTCCAGGGCGAGAGTGATCTCCTCCTCGGCCAGGAACATGATTAGGCGGCCACGGCCGGGATGGTGATGGGCGCGGCCGTCAGGTCGAACAGGAAGATCTGCGACAGGATCGCGTTGGCGTCGCCGAACTTGGTCTTGTCCGACACGAGGCCCCGGAGGAACTGCATGGTGGGCTTGCTACCGGCGGCGTCGTTGGGGCGATCCGGACCCTCGATCTTGATGTTGAATTCGTAGGAGGTCGCCGCGGCGGCGCGCACGGCGATCTGGCCGGCGTCGGCCATGTTGCGCTCGACAGTGATCTCGAACGAACCGGCGTCGCGGGCGCCCTTGAGCTTGCGCACCCGGCCGGCATCGATCGTCAGCACCTTCACGGCCTCGGCGGTGTCGCCGAACTCGCCGATGTCGGTGATGCCCGTGATCTCGGTGTAGGCGTCGCTGGCCGCGTCGGGCTTGGACGTGCCGATGAAAATCTTGGTCTTGCTGACGGTGCTCATAGTCCTGTGATCCTGTGATTTGATCCTGTGATGGGATGGGTGGCCGCAACGGGGTGCGCCGCGGTCTCGAAGGCGTGGGCGGTTAGGCCTTGAGCTTCAGCTTCACGAGGGCATTACCCTCGACCACACGGCCGCCGACACGGCGCCGGGCGAGCACCTTCACGATGCCGGTGTTCCACCCGGTGAGCTCGTCGGTCTTCACCTCAAGGCCGATCCGGTCGGCGACGAGGTAGCCGCTGGCGAAATCGCCGAAGACGATCGGCGTAGCGCCGGCTGCGGGAAGCGGCATATCCGGAGCCTCGAGCACGGGGCGGCCCATGATCGACGGGGGCTGTCCGGCGGCTAGCGCGGGCTGCCAGATGTAATCACCCTGATTGTTCTTCAGCTTGCGCACCACCGCCATCGTCTGACGGTTCATCAACCAGGTGCCGCGGCTCGAGTAGAAGCTCGCCACCGCGTAAAAGAGGTCGATCAGATCGTCGCCCTTGAGCACAGCCGCGCCCGTCTCGAACGCCTGCACCATGTTGGAGACGAGCACGCCCTCGGCCTCGGTCTTCCCGTTGCCGGTTACGAACTGCCGGGCCTCCCGCTGGCCGAACTTCTTCGCCAAGTGTCCGGACAGGAAGGCCGACAGGTTGATGACCGAGTCTTCGAACAGGGTCTTCGACACCGGGACGATCACGGCACTCTCAAAGGGCTTCACCTCAAGGCTGTCGAAGGTCGGCTCGCTCTCTGGGCGCGAGCCGATCTCCGTGACCTGGCCAGGCTCCACCTCGTTGACGAGGCGCGGGAGCTCGAGGAGGGCGCCGCCCATACCGATGACGGTGGCGACGCTGCGCACCGGGGAGAACTCGACGAGCTTCTGGATGATGTCCGTGGACACCTCTTTGGGCGCTAGAACGGAGCCGGAGGCCAAGCCCAGGGTGAGGGCCTTCGTCTCGATCGCGGTCTGGTCGGCGCGGCCGGTGCGGAGGTAGTCCTCAAACGCCTTGCGCTCGATCTCACCGGCCGTGGCCTCCTCCACCTTCGGGGCGGTTACGCCGGGGCGGCTGAGCCGGGCCTCGAGGCGGTCCAGGCGGGTCGGGTCGACGGCCTTCTTCTCGATCGCGTCGAGGCGCGCTTCGACGGTGGCCTGAAAGCCCTCAAGGGCCTTCGTCACGATGTCCGCCGGGTCGGCGTCCGCAGCATCCTTCAACTCGATCGGGGCGCCCGTGAGGGTGCCGGTGTGCATGGTCATGATGTTCTCGCTTCTCAGTGACTGAGCGCCAGCGCGGCGCGGTTGATGGCTTCCGCGATCTGGATCGCGACGAGGCCGGACTTGGCCGAGCGCACCCGGGCGCCCGGGTGGGAGGGGACGGAGACGAGGGAGATCTCGACGAGTTCGAGGGCCGTGATGGTCCGGCCGCGGGTGCCTGCGCGGGGCGTAGCCGCCTTCGTGCTGAAGCCGATGGACAGGCCGCCGACAGCCCCGGACTGCACGAGCGCACGCACCTCGTCGGCGCGGGCGACCTGGCCCAGGAGGAGCCGGCCCTTCACCTCGAGGCCAGCGTCGGTCTCCTCGCCGTGCTCCCACACCCCGACGACCTGCGCGGGGTCGTGCTGCCAGAGCATCGGGAGGCGAGCCGGCATCCCGACGAACGCGCCCTTGCGGATGATGTCGCCGGCCCGGTCTGGCGAGCCGAACGGCCAGGCTAGGCCGGTGATGGTGCCGGCGTCGTCGAGGCCGATCACGGCCTTGGTCTCAAGCCGTTCGATCACGCGGTGGCCTCGTCGCTGGTCTTCACGCCGAACCACAGGGCGCCGAGGGCGCCCATGGCGACGATCTGCGCCTCGGCCAACGGCATCAGCGGCAGGTAATGGGCGACGAGCCGGGCCGCGGTTTTCGCGTCCAGACCACCACCGACGAGGCCGAGCCGGAGCACATGCTCAAGGTCGGCGTGGTGGAACTGCCGGGTCTCACAGACCCGGGTGACAAGAGCCCCGATACCGGTGCTGGTCACGGCCTCGAGCTCCCGGACGATCTCAGGGCGGGCGAGGTCGAAGACGTGTTCGGCGTCGCCGAAGAACGCGGTGTGTGAGGTCCTACTCATGCGGCCTGCGCCTTCGGCTGGACGGCGTTCGCCGTGGTGTAGGGGGAGCCGAGCTCGTCACCCTGCGCATGCGGCGGCAGGTTGAGGGTGCGGCGCTCCTCGTTGGCCGTGGTGATCCCGGCCGCCCGGCGCTTGGCGATGGCTTCGGCCTTTGCGGCGAGATCCGCGCGGTCGAGGGCGTCGAGGTCGAAGACGATGGCATGGGTGGCGAGCTCATCCTCGCCGAGGAGCACACGCTCAAGGGCCGCTTCCCACGCGACCACCCACGGCATGATCGTTTCGTCCCGGAAGGCCTGCCCCAAGGCCTCGGCGTTGCTGAAGGTCGCGCTCGACAGGTCGTTGAGCATGGTCGCCGGCACGCCGTAGACGTTGGCAATCTCTCGCACCTGCTGCTGGCGCATCTCCAGGAACTGCGCGTCGACCGACGTGAGTGTCACCGGGGAGAAGGTGGCGCCCTCCTCAAGCACGGCGGTTCCGCCGGAGTTGTCGCTCCCGAAGGCCGACTGCCAGGACTTCTTCATCCGAACCGCGACGCCTTCGCCGAGCTTTCCTGTGAAACTCAGGATGCCGCCGGGCCGAGCGCCATTGCCGAACAGGCGCGCGGCGTGGGCCTCAAGGGTGAGGGACAGGCCGATCGCCTCACGGCCGAGGCGCACCGGGGCCCTGCACACCGTCGAGTGAGGGGGCCGGGACGTGCAGCACGTCGCGCCAGGTTAGCACCCGCGCCTCGGCGCCAACGGTGGCGCGGTAGAACGGCTCGCGGGTGAGCTCGTCGAGCTCGACGGTTACTGTGCCGGGCGGGAGGTGGATGAGCTCGCGAGGCTGGCCGCCGACGCGGACGACGTAGGCGTAACCGTTGCCGTGCAGGAGGGCATCGCGGGTCAGGGTCTCCCGGAACTTGCGTGCAGAGGTCCAGGGGTTCGCGGTTCGGTAGACAAGCGGAAAGGCGGGGTGATCCGGAACCGGGGTGCGCGCCTCGTCGGCTGACACGCTGAAGACCCGCACGGGGAGGATGCCGACCGTCGAGCCGATGAGGTCGACCGCGCGCTTGACCGCGGGGACTGCCATGGCCGAGGTCGGACCCACCCGGACACCGGCCGAAGTGATGCGCGCACCGACGAGATCGAGGAACCAATCCTCAGGTGCCGACGTGCCGGACGCAATCACGGCCGCCTTTGTCTCGACTGGAATTAGGTCGCGCTTGGTATTGCGCCTGAAGAAAAAAGCCATATCCCGACAGAAGCACTTGCGGCGTGCTTTCGATCGCCTATCATGCGCAAATATAGCAACAGGACGACGAGATTTTTACTCAGAGAGCGCATGTTTATTTTCAATACTAAGTTAAAATTTTACTTGACTGACAGAAAGGTCTATGAGTCAGTCTCGTGACTTTCGTATAGATGCTTGAGATCAAGGCTGGGAAAGCTCACGGTATCGATCATGCGGCAAGCTTGTGTGAGATCTCCTTGGGACAAGATCCCATAGCGCGCCGTCGTGGTGGCCTGCGTGTGGCCGAGCAACGGCGCAAATTCCTCATCCCGGAAGCCGGCCCGACGTAGAGCGTCCGCCATGCCGTGGCGGAATGAATGGAAATTCACGCTGGCATCGTCTTTCACGCCGATACGGGCGACGTAGCGGCCGTAGAACCGCGAGTAGGATCCGGCGAGTTGGCCGCGGGCGTCCGGGATGATTTCCGGGAATAGGCGCTTGTCGCCGGATGCGGCGCGCTGAGCGTGGAAGGCCGTGAAGCCCAGACGCTCAAGCTCCGGGTGTAAGGGGAGCACGCGCTGCGAGCCCTTGGTTTTCGTAGTCTTATCGGCATCACCCTCACGCGTAATATGAATGATCCAGCGCCCATGTTCCTGGCGCACGTCGGAAATAAGAAGTTGTGCAAGCTCTCCCATGCGGGCGCCCGTGTATAGAGCCAGCAACGGCAACCAATAACGATGATCGCGCACCCGCACGGGGCCGGGGCGGTGCGGCGCGTCCTCACCGGCGCATCCGACGAACAGCGGGGATTTGAAAATCGTGATGAGTTGGTCGGACGTGTAGGGCCGAACCTTGGCCGGCCCCTTGTCCTTCCCGAGATGCATACCGTCCACCGGGTTGTTCTCGATGTGCCCGTTCTGCATCAGCCATTGGCAGAACGCGCCGAGCGCCGAGAGGTATTTATTGATCGTTCGATCGGACAGTGTAGGCCGTTTCAATTGCTCGTTCGCGGCGATGATCTTGCGGAATGATAGACCGCGCAACTCGCGCACTTCCGCTGCCTTGATCGGGAACGTAGCGAGCGCTTGTTTCCACTCGCGCACGGCGCGCTTGTCGATCGCCGAAGCCGGGAACGTTAGCCCGACGTGCTGAGCGAACCACGTCACAGTCTCCCGGTTCATGCGTAGGGTGTCCGGCTTCACGCGCTTCGGGTTCTCGCGAGCGAAGATGTCGAACAGTTCAATCACGCCCTCGCCGGGCGCTGCTACAGGCGCCGCGGCCTTGCGGGGTGATTTGATCGCCGGGTCTGAAGGGCGGCCGGTGAAGTCGCCGTGGTCCTGTTCTTCCGCGCGACGCAACGCCTCCAGCTCGGCGCGCTGAAGGCGTTGGCACAGGTCGCGGTATGCAGGAGTGGCCGGCTCGATCGCCCAATTCTCGCGGGCAATGAGGGCGTTCGCTGCGTCCTGAACGAGGACCGTCTCCCCGCGGCCCAGGTGCGCCTCAAGGGTCGTCCGACGCCCGGCCCGAAACCGGCCCTGCAACTGCGCCGCGTCGCGCCGGGCCGCGATTTCCACAGTCGCGGACAGTTGGCTCAGAGGATCGTCACCCCACGGCACGGTGCCGGCCGCGATCTCGTCCGCGAGCTTTGCCGTCTCCAGCTCAAGCTCTTGAGCCGAGGGCCGAACCTGTCGCTCAACGTGATGATGCTCAAGCTCATCCTGATAGTGGTCCCAGGTCGCGGCCTGAAGCGCGTCGGCGGTCGCCGGGACCGCGGCGAGGCGTTGGCGAAGGGCTGTGAACTCATCTTGCCAGCGGGCAAGCACCGCAGGGGCACGAGCGCGGGCCTCCCGAGCATCCTTCGTGCGCAAGCTCTCCCAAAGTTCCTTCCGGCCGACCACGGCCTGAAGGTCTTTTGGAACGCCGAGCCGGGCGTAATAGCTCGCTGATCCAGCGCGACGGGCAATGTTAGAGCGTTTTCGGTTTGCGCTGAGTCGATGCGGCGGGGTTCACGCGGGACTTTCGGGCTGATTCACTGATCGCTCTGGAGGAGGAGCGACAGATGGGACGGCCTTACAGTCAGGATCTGCGCGATC